CGTGACCCGCGACTGCCGTTTGGAGTGCAACGGTGTGACCTATCAGATACAATCACTCCACGCCGACCGCCGACAAGACACCCTGCAAATCACAGCCGTAGAAATCGTAAAATAAAATATTGAAACTATGGAGAAGAAGACAAGACAGGTGGCGATTGTCCACTACAACACGCCGGAATTAACCGAGGCGGCGATCCTGAGCCTGCGAAAGCATGGCGGCGAGGATTATCGCGTGGTAGTGTTTGATAACTCCGACGTGCGCCCATTCAACAAGCGCATGGAAGGCGTGCAGATTATCGACAACACCGAGGGACAGATCATCGACTTCGACAAGGAGCTGGAAGCATTTCCCCACAAGTTCGGCACGTTCAACAACTTTGCGAGCGACAAACACATGATGTCGATCGAGAAACTGTGGGACCTGATACCCGACGGATTCCTGCTGATGGATAGCGACGTGCTCATACGTCAGTCGGTCGACTTTATGTTCGACTACCCCGAGCACTGCGTGGTGGGCCACGTGCAGGAACCGCAGCCGGGCAACCGCTACGGCATCGGTCGACTGGTGCCCATGTTGTGCTACTTCAACGTGCCGCTCATCAAGAAGTGCGGTCTGAAGTATTTCGACCCCGAGAAGGCGTGGATGCTATTCGAGGGCGACAAGGAAAACCGCAATAATTGGTACGACACGGGCGCGGCATTCCTGGAGCAGATTCGTGCACACAAGAACGGTGCGCGAGGACTGCGCATCGACATCCGTCCGCTGATGCTACACCTGCAAAGCGGATCGTGGCGCAACAACGACCTCTACAACGCCATCGAGTGGCTGATGACCAATCGCCAGCTGTGGCAGCCCGAGCAGTACGTGCGCCCCGATACCGACAAGGTGGCGCTGGTGGCCATCGGCCGTCTGGAGAACAAATACGCCAAGGAGTTTGTGCAGCACTACCTCAAGCTCGGCTTCGACGGCATTCTTATATACGACAACAACCACAAGGGCGAGGATCACTTCGAGAAGGTGCTGAAGACGGAGATAGACAAGGGCCTGGTGGAGATTGTGGACTGGCGAGGCCGCGAGCATCAGCAGAACTCGGCCTATCGCGATGCCTACTATCGCATCGGTCAGTATTGCCAGTGGGTGGCCTTCTTCGACTTCGACGAGCTGCTGCAAATCGAGGGCGGACTGAGCATCAAGGATGTGCTAAAGGGCCGCAAGGCCGACGTGGTGACCGTGAACTGGCAGAACTACGGCGACGGTGGCAACGTGAAGGCCAGCACCAAGAAGATGGCCGAACGATTCACCGTGCCGTGCGATCCGCAGGTGATGGTGAAGGACCCAACCCACCCCGACAATTATCATGTTAAGTCGATAGTGCGCGGCGGATTGCCGTTCGCCGTGTGGCGCAATCCCCACTGCCCCATCGTGGCCGGCACCTACGAAACCATCGAGGGCAAACCATCGCGCCTGAGCCCGTTCCACACTCCCGACTACTCGGTGGCCCGACTGCGCCACTACGTGACCAAGACCATCGAGGAGTGGATGAAACTGAAGGTGCGCCGAGGCGAGGGATGCAGCCCACGCAACACCGAGAAGCTGCGCGAGAACCCCGAGGAGATGTTCTTCAAGTACAACGAGCGCACCCCTGAAAAGGAGGCGTGGCTGAAGAAATTTTATAGTAAACCCGAGGCACAAAAACGCGGGAATAATAAAACGAAATAATTATGGAATTGTTTGGTAGTAATATTTTCGGCTTCGGCCGCAAGCAGCGCGAGGTGACACCACCGACAGGTGGCCCCGGCGTGCCATCATCCACTACGGACGAAGGCCCAAAGGTGAAGGGTGGCTCGTTCGAGGAGCGCATCGTTCGCGCTCGCGATCCACAGAAGGCCCTCACCGTGAGTGCCGTGTATCGCGCCACCGAGCTGCGTGCCAAGACCATCGGACAGATGCCCGTGCAGTATCAGCGCCGCGACGAGGCGGGTGGCAACTTCACACCTTGGATGATGGGACTGGGCAAGCGCATGAACTATCTGCTACAGGAGGAGCCCAACCCGCTGATGTCGGGTCCGGCACTGTGGGAGCAGGTAACCATCAACCGACTGATGTGGGGCAATGGCTTCGTCTATATCGAGCGCGACGTGTTCGGCGACCCCATCCACCTGTGGCTGGCCGAGTGCGGTGGTTACAACTACGGCAACGACACCTACAGCGTGACGTATATGACGAACTACGGCCCGATGATGAAGGACGACGTAAAGCCGCAGGACATCATGCACTTTGCCAACACCTTCCGCTACGACAACGCCGTGTGGGGTAAGAGTGTGATCCGCTATGCAGCCGACACACTCAGCTTGATTAAGACCGAGCAGGCACAAGCACTCGAAACCGCTGCCAAAGGCGGCCGCGTTAAGCTGCTGATAGGTGAGGAGAAACCTGCCACCACTGCCGGCACATTCGCCAGCGGACTGTTCAGCAAAGACCAGATGAATGCCTATGCCGACGAAATCAGCGATCGCGTATATCGTAAGGATGTGACGGCAATGCGCGGACTCGATAAGATAGTCAACATCTCAATGAGTGCGGCTGATATGCAACTTTTGGAGCAAATGAACCTTTCTCTGGATGACGTCGCAAGATATTGGGGTGTTCCCCGTCCGCTGCTGATGCTCGACACCAATAGCCACTACAACGACTACGCCAACGCCACGATGGAGTTTATGAGCCGCACCATCGGTCCCGACAAGACCGACATGGAAAAGGAGATAGCCCGCAAGCTGCTGGGCGTGAAGTTCTACGGCTCGCGACGCATCCACATCTGCGAAAAGCCGCTGCTGGCGATGGACCCAGAGCGCCAGGCCAAGGTGGACAAGATGTACCTGGAGGCAGGCGTGAAGACGGTGAACGAGCTGCGTGCCGAGCACGACATGCCAGCCGTGGAGAATGGCGACGAGCCAATGGCAAGTGCCAATCTGCTGACACTGAAGGCGCTGCTGACCAAGAGTGCGCCCGAGCCCGGACGACCATCGAACGAGGAGCCCAAAAACCAGTAATGCGCATAAACGAAGTCATTGATGCGCATAAACGCACTCCGTTATGCGCATAAACATAAAAAACGACGAACGATGAAAATGACAAACCGAGAGATCGAGGACGAGCTGGAGCGCGAAATCAGAGAGAGCGCACGGCAGACCAAACGCCGAGTGAAACGCGCGGTAAACCCACAACGCGGTTTCGGCTGTTAAGTAGTAACAAATGTTTTAAAAACAGATAAGTAATGAAAAGACAAAGATTCATTCCCATCGGGGTCTGCGGGCTCAAAGTCCGCGAGGCTGGTGAAGGCGAACAGAGCCGCACCATTGAGGGCACCCCAATAGTATTTGGTGTTCGCTCGGTGAACCTCACACCGTGGAGTGAAACACGCGCAGTTTACGAAGTGCTGGAGAAGGGCTGCATCACACCCGAGCTGCTGAAGCGCTCAGATGTGATCCTGAACCTGAACCACAACAGTAGCGTGACCAACGTGCTCGGCCGCTATCGCAACGCCGAGAAGGACACCCTGCAACTGACTCTGAACGACGACAACATGGAGTGCCGATGCGACATGCCGCACACCAACAATGCCAACGACACGCTGGAACTGATGCGCCGTGGCGACATCACCGGCATGAGCTTCGCATTCAGCGACGACTATCAGGACTCGGAGAACGGTGTATCGTATGAGCGCACCGACGAGAAGACCGAGGACGGCAAGGAGGTATGGCTGCGCCACGTGAAGCGCATCACCGGCCTGTACGACGTGTCGATCGTGACCCATCCCGCCTACGAGCAGACATCAGTGGGCACCCGCGAGGCCAGCGACGAAATCGACAAGGCCATCGACGAGCAACTGAAGCGCGAGCAGGGCAACGCCAACGTCGAGACACCCGAGCAGAAGAAAGCCCGCGAGGACAAGGAGCGCGAGGAGCGCGAACTGGAGGAGCAGGCACAGAAGGCCCGCGTAATGATGACCCAGCGCCTGCGCAGTCAGCGCCGACACCTGGAGGAGAATTTCAAATAAATAACATAGTATTAACCCCTTAAACGTTTAACAAAATGGGAAAGACAAAAGCCGAAATCCAGAAGCGCCATCAGGAGATTCTGGTCGAGCTCGACAAGATCGACGAGCTCGCACAGCGTGAGAACCGTCCGTTCACCGCAGAGGAGAACGACAAGTACAACGCACTTTTGCGTGAGGACAACCGCCTGCACGCCGAGATTCAGGGCATGCTCGACGAGCACGAACTGAACCAGATGCGCGAGCAGAAGGCCAAGGGCGACCAGCTTCGCGAAATCTTCAAGAAGTGCCGCGAGGACAAGATGCCTATCAGCGAGGCAATGCACGACCGCGAGGCTGCCAACGGCACCACCATCCTGCTGAACCCTGCCACTGGTAACACCAAGGGCAACATCGAGGCATCAGGAGCCATCCCCCTCACTATCCACGAACTCATCGACACTAAGGTACCCGGACTGGAGCTGCCAGGCGACCTGAAGCTGTTGACAGGCGTAGAGGGCAACCAGGTTTGGCCATACGCTGTCGACGACGTAGAGTTCACCGTAGCTGGTGAGGTTGAGCCAATCGGCGAGCAGAAGATCAACTTCGACAAGCTGAACGCAAGCCCCGTGCACGTAGCAGCTGCCCTCGCTATCTCTAACAACGCCATCGACAACGCCGACTTCGATCTGTACTCGTTCGCTCAGTACAAGATGACCAAGGGCCTGGCCAAGTTCAAGGCACTCTACATCTACAGCCACTGCAACGTATCACACGCACTGAAGCCAGTCTTCGCTCAGGTTACACCAGAGGAAATCGTTCTCGACGAG